TTTATCTGTTGGAGATGATCTAACTGTTTTAGGTGGTGTAATTGATTTTAAATCTAATAGTGGATCACCAGCATCTTTAAGAATGTATTGTGAGACATCAAATGCTCATTTCCAAACATTACAGCCACAGCCACATTCTGCAAGTGCCGCTAACACATTAAGACTTCCCGATAGTGGAGATAGTGGTACACAAGATTTAGTCGCTGTAGACATTACTCAGACATTAACAAACAAAACATTAACAACTCCTGTTGTTAATGCTGGAGTACAATTAAAGAATGGTGCAACAAGTGCAGGTTTTGCAGAGTTTTTCGAAGACAGTGATAATGGCACAAACAAAGTAACTTTAATTGGTCCTGCTTCAACCGCTGATGTAACTGTAACATTGCCTGCATCTGCTGGAACTGTAGCTCTAACGTCTGACGTTCCTAGTGCGGGTATATCAAGTGGCAATGTAGCAACTTTTACATCTGGTGTGGAAGACGATGACTTTTTAAGAATTGCTGGAACAGCCGTAGAGGGTAGATCTGCAAGTGAGGTTCTATCTGATATAGGTGGTCAAGCATCATTAACATTTGGCATATCAAACACCAACGCAGTCAAGATAGATAGTGCATCTGTAGCCGATGACGAATATGCTAGGTTCACAGCTAGCGGTCTTGAAAGCAGAAGTACGGCAGAAGTTCTATCTGACATTGGTGGTCAAGCTAGTTTAACATTTGGTATATCTAATACTAATGCAGTTAAAATTGACAGTGCAAGTGTAGCAGATGATGAGTATGCTAGATTTACTGCAAATGGATTAGAAAGTAGAAGTACAAGTGAAGTATTAAGTGATATAGGTGCCACAAGTGCGACAGATGCAGCGAACGAAGCCACCGCCTTGGCGATAGCGCTTGGGTGATTAGGAGATAAAAAATGGCAAATACTTTTAAATTATCAAGCAAAGCAGGAGTAACGAGTCTAGATGTTATTTATACTGCTGGTAGTGGAAAAACAGCGATAGTTCTTGGTTTGATATTAGGAAACACAACAACTAGTCAAGTTACTGCAACTGTAACATTAACATCTGACACAGCTAACAGAACAACAGATGTTGCCTTATCTTACATGGAGATTGACTAATGCCTTTTGTTGGTAAAGCACCAGTTACAACTTTTGAGGCTACAACTGCCGTACAAAGATTTAATGGCGATAACTCAGATACTACATTTACATTAAACAGAACAGTAAGTTCAGTACAAGATGTGCTTGTCTCTGTTGATGGTGTTGTTCAAGATACCGCAGCTTATACTATTCCAGACGGCACAACATTAACATTTTCAGCGGCACCTAGTTCTGGAACTGGCAATATCTTTGTAAACTATTTAGCACCTCAAACTGGTACGGTTACACCAGCAGCAGAGAACAAAGGTAATTTTAAAGCAGGTGGTTTGTTTAGAACTAATGCACAGAGTTTGACTGCTAATACAACAATACTTGCCACAGAAAATGCACAGGTCACTGGTACATTTACAATAGCAGATAGCGTTACATTGACTATAAATAGTGGTGGAAGGTTGGTGGTATCGTGAGTACAATTAAAGTAGACGCAATTACGGATACAAGTGGTAACAGTATTCCTTACATGAAGGGTTCTGTGTTGCAAATGCCCTTTACACAATATACTAGCACAACTACAGTAAGCATAAGTGCCAATACAAATACAAGTGTTGATGTTCTATCTGTAAATATTACACCTAAAAGTACATCATCTATAATTAGAATAGATTCTCATATATTCCATGAATGGGCAGATTCAAGTCAGCCTTATGATTCTGTTTGGTTTTTTTTCAGAGATTCTACAAAATTAGCACACTCACAAGTAGGAAGTACATTATGTGGTATTACAAATACAGTTATAAGTTATTCTACTGATGCGAGTAGCACTCCTGAAGTAGCTCACTATAGTTATTTTGATACTCCCTCAACTACTAGTCAAATTACTTATAAGGTTGGGGTAATTACTAATGCTTCCACTACTATTCATATCAATAAGTCTGTTAATGATACAACTACTAGTGACTATGAAAGAGGTGTTTCATTCATATCAGCAACTGAGATAGGTGGATAAATGAGTACAGTAGTATTAGACACAATCACAGGCAAGTCCACTGCAACAACCATAACCATTGGCTCAACACCTGTAGTTAGTGCAAGTGCAAACTCTATGACTATTAGAGGTGAGGGTTCAGCACAGACAAGTATTCAGCAGGGTTTATGTAAGGCTTGGGTAAACTTTACAGGTGTATCAACTACTGCTGAAAGAGATTCATTTAACATATCTGGTTTAACAGATGAGGCTACGGCACGAACTACTGTAGCTATAGCTAATGATATGGCAAATACTAACTACACAGGTTCTTATTTTCAAAGTGGTAGTACAGGAACAGCAGCTGATTCTTATAATAATCAGTACGCAGGTGCTTTTTCTGCTAGAACAGCAGGCAATTGTAGTGTTATGTCACACGGTGGTTCAGGAGCTATTGATGTTGCCAATAATGATTTGCTTATATTTGGAGACTTAGCATAATGGCAAACGGAACAATAGCATTTGATACATTATCAACAAGTGGACAGATAAGTGGTACAGCTAAGTCTGTTGATACAGATTATCTGTTATATGGTAGTGCTAAAGTAAGGTACAATTTTGAACTAGACAGTAGTGCTAATGCTCTTGAAGGTTCTTTTAATTGCTCATCTGGTGCAGACAATGGAACTGGAGATGCCACAGTAACTTTTACAAACGCAATGGGAAATCAAAACTATACCCCTGTTAGCTCTAGTGCAGACTCTGATATTTGTCACACTCAAGCAGATAGAACAGATGGAAATGCAAGTAGAGCAACTACAACTTTTGGAAGTAGAATAAGAGACAATGGTGGCACATCAAGAGATGCAGTAGCTTGTGTCGCATTATTTGGAGATTTAGCATGACAATAGAAACACCAGAATTTCAAGGCACACATCTTTGGGATAGATTATGTTGGGCAAAAGAAAAGCTAGAGCCTTATAAAACAGAATACTGTGTTGTATGGGAAGACCCAGAGACACCCGATGAACCTGCAAAAGTAACGCACCCAGATCCTAATTGGATGGCTTGTGCATTGCAGGGTGGTATTTTACCTCCAGTTGAGGCATACTGGGAGTTAAAAAAGGATGAGGCAAAACCAGATTTTGTTAAACATACAAGAGGGTATTTGCTTCACAACACAAAGCCTATTGAGGCCATGACAGAAGAAAGAGCAATAGAATATTTAATTATGAAAGATATTCCACAGCATGTGTGGAAAGATTACGACAAAGCAAATAAACCTAGAATGGTTATTTGTACTAAACAACAGCTTCCTAGCACCAGAGTATGGCGAAATGCTTGGAAAATTAATGAAGAACTAACCATACAGAAAGAAAAGGTGGCTTAAATGGCAACAACAAACATAGTAGATAAAGATGGAAATACTATTGCAGCATCAGACGCAACAGTGCCATCAGACAGACATTTTAGAAATGCGTGGTCATTATCTGGTAAAACAATAACAGAAGATTTAACTGCATCTAAAGTTATATTCAAAGATAAGATTAGAGAAGTTAGAACTCCATTATTAGCAGCAGAAGATGTGGTCTATATGAAAGCATTAGAAGCTGGAGATAGCTCTGCACAAGCAGCTAGTGTTACTAAGAAAAAAGCATTGAGAGATGCACCTGCGGCAAAGGCAATATCAGATGCAGACACCATTGCTAAACTTAAAGCAGCTTGGGATACAAGCACATTAGGTGACAGTCCATACGCATAAGGAGTTTTAGATGGCGTTAACTAAAGTGCAAGCAGATGGTGTAAACCTAGCAGATACATTTGCCTTTACTGGAACTGTAACAGGTGGTGGTGGTATGCAACTTCTTTTAGATAGTACTATTGGAAGTGTGTCTAGTTTTGATGTGAGTTCAACATATATAAATTCAACTTATGATTCTTATATGGTTCATATTTATTGTTTACCAGATGGCGATAACAAATATTTACAAATGCAAGTCTTTGTAGGTGGCACAATACAAACTGGAAGTATTTATGGATATGAGGGAGTTTATGCTTCAGGGTCTGGAGCTTTTGGAGGAAATGCAGAAGCCGAATGGGGATTTCAATACGCAGGTTCTGGAAATCAAGCAGGAGAAGGAACAACTGCTCACATAATGGTTAGTCATGTAAATAACACTGCTTCTTCTTGTGCTATAACTGGAATGTCTAACTATTCTGAACATAGTGGTAGTAATCATCAAGGTGGATATTTTACTGGTCGTTTAATAACTGCAAACAGAGCCAATGTTGTAAATGGGTTTAGATTTAAATTTCATAGTGGAAATATAGCTAGTGGTTCAATTAAAGTATATGGGTTGAGGGCATAAAATGGCAAATGCTTATAAACAAGTTGATGATAAGTTAATACAATTAAGTGATGAAGAACAAAAAGAGTTTGAATTACGAGATTTTTCTGATGCAAAAAAACTATCAATGTTACGCAGTCAAAGAGATGAACTTCTAAAAAAAACAGATTGGACACAGAACAGAGATGTCACTCTTTCAAATGATGCAGATTGGAAAACATATAGACAAGAATTAAGAGATATAACCAAAACATTTAAGTCAATGAGTGATAAAGACTTTAAGTTTCCAACGAAACCAACGGAGTAAGCCATGCCATACATAGGTCGTTCAGAAAATTTTGGTGTAAGAAGTAGGTTTCAGTATCAAGCCACTGCTGGACAAACTAGCTTTAGTGGATCAGATGCCAACTCACTTGTACTAAGTTACAACGATACCTTGTACATGGATGTATATCAAAACGGAATATTGTTAGTTCCTGGTGATGACTATACGGCAACAACTGGTACAACTGTTGTATTAGTCCAAGCAGCGAGTTTGAACGACATAGTAGAAATGGTCGTCTATGATGTATTTACTGTAGCCAACTCTTATACAAAGTCCGAAGCCGATACAAGATACCCATTCAAAGGTAACAACTCAATCATCAGATTAAATGGACAGACAATAAGTGCAGATATTACAATAGATAGTGATGAGAATGGTGTAAGTGGTGGTCCTATAACGCAAAGTGCAACAGTCACTGTTAATGGATATTGGAGTATTGTATGACAAGTCAATTAAATGTAGACACCATTGTAGATAAAGCAGGTAGTGGTGGGTCAAATGTTAAGATGGCTAATACCTCAACATATGTATCTGAGGGTGGTGCAGTAACACAGAATACTGTGCAAGGGTTGGCAAAGGCTTGGCTCTTAGCATCTAACTCTGCATCAGTAACAGATTCATTGAACATAAGTGGTGGAACAGATAACGGAACAGGCAACTACACCTTTGCTTATAGTAATTCTATGGGAAATAGCAATTATTCACCAACAGCTACAACTGCAAATGATGTGTCTAATTTTGTTTTAAACACTGCTAGAGCAACAGGAAGTGTACAAAATAAAGTTTCTAATGATGCAGGAAATTTAGCAGATGATGTTACCACAGCACACATACTCGGAGACCTCGCATAATGGCTAGTGAACTTAAAGTAGATAAATTTACAGGTGTAACCACAGCAGGTTCTATACTTGTTACAGGTGAAGGCAATAGTACAACAACTAATCTGCAACAAGGGTTGTGTAAATTTTTTAGTAATATTGATGGTGATGCAAGCACTATATCAACAAGAGACAGTTTCAATCAATCTGGTATTACCGATAATGGTAGTGGTGATTACACTTTTGCTTTTACAAATAATATGGCAAATGATGACTATTCTCATATGACAAACGCAGATTCTGCTAGTGGTCATCTTGCTTTGCAATATGGTGAATCACAGGACAATACTAATAATTGTAGAGCTTATGTCATAGAAGCATATAGTAATGGTGCAACAGATAGTAATGTAGTTATGAACTCTATAAATGGAGACCTCGCATAATGGCAAACGGAACAATAGCATTTGATACATTACAGACAAGTGATGCAGTAAATACTGGCACAACTAAATCTATAGATACAAGTTATATGTTTAATGGAGTGGCAAAGGCATGGTGTTCTTTTACAAGTGCTAGTACAACTGCATTGTCAGATAGTTTTAATGTTGGTTCTTTGACAGATAACGGCACTGGAGACACAAGTATAACTTTAGCAACAGCTTTTGGAAATGTTAATTATACATTTGCAGGTAATGTAGGAACAAATCAATGTCGTTTGTTAGCAATTATAGCAACACCTACAACAACTGTAATTAGGTTAAAATGCACAACATCAACAGATAATACAGATAATGACCAACCTTTGCAATATGGAAATATGTTAGGAGACCTCGCATGACAATAGAAACACCAGAATTTCAAGGCACACATCTTTGGGATAGACTGTGTTGGGCGAAAGAAAAGCTAGAGCCTTACAGA